TTCTTATGCCCGAACTGTATTCGGAAGATTGGTTGTTGGCGCAACAATCGGCTCGCCCAAAATCCTTTGCCTCAGAGTTTCTTCTTCAACCCTCCTTTCAAACAGAGTCTTACTTTAATCGGGAGGATATTTCTAAGTGTGAGGATTCTAGTCTACGGATATTTAGCCCCCATAAGAAGTATGAAAAGAATCCCAATGAACAACTCTTCGCAGGATTTGATGTAGGGAAAAAACGGCATCCCTCTCATCTTGTAATTTTCAGTAGGGAAGGGGATGTGCTGAAGCAGATTAATCAGACATGGTTAGACGGTTGGAATTATACCGATCAAATAGAGTTTTTAAATGAAGTTGCACGAAACTTTCAGCTTGAAAAAGGGTATATTGATAATACGAGAGGAGAATTAGAAGACCGTGGGTTAGAACAAGTTTGGCACCCGATGGCGTTTTCCGCTAAGAGTAAACACACCATGGCGCAAATTTTAGAGAAATTAGTTCATGGTGGTAATTTTAAACTTTTAAAAGACGAGAGACAAACACAGCAAATTATTTCTGTCAATAATGATTTGAAAGCCCCCGTTACCCCGATGGGACATGGGGATGCTTTCTTTTCCATTGCGATGGCAGCGCAAGCTGCGTGGGAAACGACTGTGTTTAAATACGAAACTTTGGGTAGTACTTCTGATTGGATTGAGGCGGTGGCTCCGGGCGAAACTCCCGAAGGTAGAGCCGACGGCAATGATGATGGATTAGGTAAAGACCTTGCGAAACGTATGGATGTTATGCTATCCTATAAGAGTGATCAGGAAGACAGTAAAGAACATATCAACCCCGGTTGTTCCGAAGGGGTGTGTCAGCCAAGTTTTTGGGTAATGGAACGTAAATTATGTTTATACTGTGGATTCAGAGGGTAGGAGAAATAAATGACAACAACTATGACGCTAACACACACCATCGGGACTATACCCATTACCCTAAGTTCACAAGCTGAAGTAGTCGCCAAGAAAAGATATTTTTTAAAGGACGATTCTAATGAAGTAGTGGAAGATGCCCCTGCAATGTTTCGTCGAGTTGCAGATGCGATTGCCGCCGTTGAAAAGGAATACGGTAAATTAGATATTGATAGTCAACTTACATCTAATGAGTTTTATACCATTATGTCTAATTTAGATTTCCTCCCAAACTCCCCCACCCTAATGAATGCGGGGACTAAACAAGGAACTTTATCTGCGTGTTTCGTTCTACCTCTCGAAGATAGTATGGAAGGAATAATGAAAGCTGCACATGATACGGCAATGGTTCAGAAATTTGGGGGTGGTACGGGATTTGCTTTATCTAACCTACGTCCCAAAGGAGACCGGATTAAAACTACACATGGTATTTCGTGTGGGCCTATAGAAGTTCTTAAAACACTATCACGAGTATCGTCTATGATTACTCAGGGGGGTAAACGTGATGGTGCGAACATGGCGGTTATGGACATTCATCACCCCGATATCTTAGAATTTATTTCTTGTAAATCTGTTGAGGGGGATATTCATAACTTTAATATTTCTGTAGGGGTTACAAATGATTTTATGAAAGCGGTTAGAGCGGGAATGAATTACCCTCTAATCAATCCTAGAAATAATGAAGTTGTGGGAGAATTAGCTGCCCGTGAAGTTTTCAGTAAAATTGTCGATGGGGCGTGGAAAAATGGTGAACCGGGCATGATTTTCCTTGACACCGTTAATCGTGATAACCATGTTATGGAAGAATATGGTCGTATGATTGCTACCAATCCGTGTGGCGAGCAACCCCTACTAGGAAATGAATCTTGTAATTTAGGTTCAATTAATGTAGCTAATTTCTTTAAGGCGACAGCTTTTACTAAATCATCGGAGCCATCATTAAACTGGAAAGATAATATTGATTGGTCAGAGTTAGGTAAAGTAGTTAAAATTGCTACACGCTTTTTAGATAATGTTATTGACGCAAACTATTACGCAACGCCCGAAATAGAAACTATGACTAAAGCCACCCGAAAAATTGGGCTTGGGGTTATGGGATTCGCTGACTTACTTACCCAACTGCGTATAGGTTATGATACAGATTCCGGTCGTCAAGTTGGTAGAACTCTTATGGGGTTCATCCAAGACGTTGCTGATGATGCATCTCGTAGTTTAGCGGAGGAACGAGGCGTTTTTCCTGCATGGCGTAACAGTGATTATTCTTCTCAAGACGAGAAATTTAGAAATTCTTGCCGCTTAACGGTTGCTCCGACAGGAACTATTTCTATGCTTGCGGATACCTCAAGTGGGATGGAGCCAACCTTTGCGCTTGCTTGGCGTAAGATGAACATCCTAGAAGGGGAAACTTTATACTACGTTAATAAATATTTTGAGACAGATGCCAAACTATATGGTTTTTATTCAGATGGATTAATGGACTACATTTCAAATGGGGGGTCTATAAAAAATCGTTCCGATGTTCCAGAGTGGGCTAAGGAAGTTTATGTTACTGCGGGAGATATTTCTCCAGAGGCACATGTTAAAATGCAAGCAGCTTTCCAAGATTCTTGCGATTCTGGTATATCTAAAACGATAAACTTTGCGAATGACGCAACCATTGAAGATGTATCTACTGCGTATATGACAGCATGGGAGAATAATTGTAAAGGTATTACGGTGTATAGATCGGGGAGCCGTGAGAAAGAAGTACTAGTAAAAGCGGACTCCCCTGAACAAGGTGTATTAGAAGGATTTGACGTAGATTACGCATCGTTACAGATAGCAAATAATGAACCTTGTTGTGATAATGTATATCTAATAGAAGAAGGTGGGTGCGTAACGTGTAAATCTTGTGGTTGGAGTAAATGTCACATAGCGTAAATTTTAGTTTTTGTAGTATAATAGTTAAGCTAAGTAAGGAGAACAGTAATGACATTAGGTAATATTCTTAGAGAACGTGATGAGCAATACATTGCTAATAGAGATGAGTCTGGAACGTGGCGTATCTTAGATTCGTGGAATGATTCACTAAAAACAATTAATCCTGAAGATGATATTGAGGACGCAAATGAAGCGGTAATTATTTTATCTGAAGGCGCTTTTATTTCGTTGATGAAAGAAGCGGGGCGTTTAGGAATCTTAGATAACGTAACAGATTCAAGTGGGCGATCTAGTGAAGAAATAGATCACGTTGTTACTGAATACAGTGCAGCGCAGGAAAAGGTAAGATCGTTAGAATTAAAAGTATCAGAACAGAACGATGAGTTAGCACAGTTACGTGTACACAGTAATCGTTCACAGGATTACTTCATAAAAGAAAAGGCTATGGACGCAGTTATAAAACTGGCTGCTATGGATACCATAGCTTCTAGTAATCTAAATGAATTACCCAAGGACTAAGTTATGAAACTATCTGAATATATGCCTGAAATGCCCGGAATGGCGCAGCAAATGATAGATATGAATGAGGGTTTGAACATCATTCAATTGATGAAACAACAGGGCGATACAGGCTCTGCCCCATCTATCGGTCTTGACCACATTGTTAATACATGGGTTCGCCATCAGATGGCATACAGGCAACAGCTTGTTCAAGATTTACAGACAATTTCATATTCCGTTGCTGAGATTCGTACTGCTCTAGGACACATAACCAGTGAAGTGTTTAGAAGGGGTATGGAAATTCATCCTAAAGACAATAAATCTGATCGTGGTCAATTAAAAGTTTTCAATGACTTTCTAACAGATGCTAATATATTTGATCAAAGCCTTGAAGCGGTTTTGCGCCAATTCCATACTGATATAAATACAGTGGATGATGGCTTTTTATATCTAATGAAAGAGTATTATGATGATGGACACGGCATTCGATCTAAAGTTAAAGAAATCCGTAGGTTAAATCCCGCCCTTGTAGAATTTGATTTAGATCAAGCGGGACTACCGAAGAATGCACACTGGGTTTGCCCGTTAGATCGTAGTGACGTTGAAGAAACGCCCGGAAAATCTAAGAAAGGGCATGATCGAGTTCCTGCGATGTATAAATATTACCACAGGAACCAACACATTTATCTACGGGATACTGAAATTATACATGTCTCTAAGTTCTCACCGTCCGAAACTTACGGATGGTCACCTATCCTAACAGTATTCGAGAAATGTCTAACTCTTATTGGTATGGATAAAAACTTATATAGGTATTTCTTTGAACGTAAGATGCCAGCTTCTATGCTTATGGTTACTACTGACGATGCGGAAAGCTTACGTAAGGAACGAGAACACATTGCAGCACAAACTAGGCTAGACCCGAACTACATTCCTATGGTTGCGGTTTCCAGTCGGAACCAACGTGGTAGAGTAGACCTTGTAAGATTGTTCCATACGCTACAAGAGATGGATTACCTTCCAGTCAAGGAAGAGATTCGTGAGCGTGTTGGCGCAGTATGGGGCGTAACTCCTGCGTGGCAGGGCGCACCAGAAGCTTTCGGTGGTCTATCCACTCAAACACAACAGTTAGTGGTTATGAGCCGTGTAGTTGAATCCGATCAAAGATTATTCCATGAAAAGGTATTCCCTAAGCTACTAAAAGCATTTGGTATCACAGATTTTGAGTTAGTCTTACCAACACCTGAAGAAAAAGCGGAAGCTACTCGTATCAGTTTCGCACAGCAACGAGTTGGTATTGCGAGTCAATTCGCCCAACTTGGGTTTGAGATAAAACTAAAAGAAGAAGATGTTGATATTACTGAGGCGGAATTTGTGGTTAGTGGTGATATGGCGCAAACGGTACAAATGCAAGCACAGGGTCAGGCGTTGCAACTTCAACAACAAATGCAGCAGCAAGAACAGATGGAGCAACAAATGGCAGAGGGGGGCGCTCCTGAAGAAGGCGGTGGCGAAGAAGGCGGTGGCGAAGAAGGCGCTATCCAAGCGATGGAAAAATCTATCCCCGCTTCAGAACGGAAATTTAAAGGACGTACAGGGGGTAGAACTCCAGACCATTCTGACAAAACCCCTCTTGAAGAACGTGATATAGATGAGTGGGCAGATGCAAGAAACAAAAAAGCAGAGAATCGAGCTTGGGGATTAGAACTTAACAAAACATGGATTCAAAATTTGAATGAACAGGGCTTCGTCGCTCCTACTATTAGAGAAGTATCTCCTGATGGTTCGCAAATGTGGTTCATTGAAAAGGGTGTAGACTATATAGCGGACTTATCTTCTAATGGTTTAGGTGAGATAAAGAAGGCAACATTCATAGTTCCTTTCCCGAATCAATCCCCAACTAATCCAACAGTAAGTTATGATCCGTCAGGGTCTAATAAACGTAAAGACCCCAACGATGATGTAGATGACGACAATGAGGACGATAGCTAATGCCCATTCGTCAACGAGGAGAGAAATGGTACTGGGGTAAACAAGGCCCATTTGATTCTCGTAAGCAAGCTGAAGAAGTTGCACAAGCCGCTCATTCGTCTGGTTATGTAAAAAAAGAAGATGGGGGTGGTAGTGGTTTCGGAGGTGATGCTGGCGCAGGAACTGTTTTCACATCCACAAACTCAGGAATTTTTTCCCCCACATTCGGCGGGTCAAGTGCTAAACGCCGTACCACTGTACGCGAGAATAAGAAAAAGCAAGGTAAAAAGAAAAGTGGGGTTGAAAAATTAGGGCAATGGCTTACTGATTATTCCCCAGAACGTAAGAGTATCTCGAAGGGAACACCAACAGATTTTGCGGTAGACGTATTATTTAATGTGGTGAAAGAATATAAAATGAAAGACCCTAAGCTCCGGAATAAAGTAGATACTAAAATGCCTGAAAATGAAACGGTAACTAATTATCGCCCTAAGATTTTAGATTGGAAGAAAAATGATTACGAAAATGCTGGAGCTTTACAATATGAAAAAGCAGTAGACACCGAATCTTCTGAGGAAGAAGGGCAGATTACCAAAGAACAATCTGGATACAGACCTGCAACAGGGTTTGAGAAAGGTCAAAAGGTAATGTGTAGTTCTTGTATTTTCTTTGAGGACGACGATGCCTGTCATATTGTAACGGGGTCAATAGAAGAAGATGGGTGGTGTAGGTTATTTAATTCAGAGAACTCGCCTAAACCCGCAGAGGATGAACTTGTTGAGGGCGAAGATATAGAAAAAGCTCGTGACTTAGAAGATTACTTTTCTAATAAGTACCCCATGCAATCCGACAAACTAAAGCGTAGACTTATACGTGAGGCTGTATTCCCTAGAGAGTGTGCTGGTTGTAAGGTTGGGGAATGGAAAGGTTCAGTAGTTCCGTTAGAATTGAACCATAAAGATGGTGACCACGGTAACAACTCTAAAGGCAACTTAGAATTACTATGTCCAAACTGTCATGCTCTAACTCCGCATTACAGGGTAAAGAAACCCGGCGCGAAATCAGCTATAGACTTGCATGGGGGTGCGCCAAAAGGAGACCCCCGCAGAGATAAATCACTAGGTAAAGAGTTACGGAAGTTTGAGGGTTACGACTCTGAGGAAGACGATCCAAAATTTACAGAAACAGAAGTAGACACAGAGGAATCTGATGTTGCAGCAAGGGAGCAAAAAGAATTTATGGATAAACTAAAAGGTACAACAGCTAAACATGTAGGCGACGATGACGATGACTCCGATGAAAAGAGTGGTGTATTAGTAGCCGACGCTGAATTTGGCCCTGAAATACGACTAAGTGATGACTTTGAAGACGGTTCTCCTATTCGTGAGCTAATGAAATCGGATGCTGTTTTCGATGAAATTGTTCGGGATATTTATAAAGAATAAAGGATTTAGGCAGTATAATAATATTATGAGGAAAACATGAGGGAGCAGTAATATGCCGGTAGCAAAATTTAGACCACAAGTATTATTGGGACTAGCAATTCTTGGTGCGATCACTATGATGGCGATCCATAAAGATTTAGAACCAGTGGCGACAGCGACAATTGGTGGGATTATCGCATTATCAATGAAGGTAATGGAAGGGGATTAACCCATGACAAAACTACGAGCCTTTGTAAAGAAGGTTCTTTCGGCTCGCATAAAATTTCCGATAGGGTCAATTATTTTGTGGACTCCCCGAAAGGTCGGGTGGGCGTTGCGGAAAGTTATGTACGGCATCACGGCAACGCCGGGGAAGGTTGCTAAATCTCCTGTTCAGCTATACCACAAATCAAAGAAGTGGCGTGATTGGATTCTGGGGAAGGTAGACTATCTGGAAGCTGAATCTGCTAAGTGGAAACGTACATTCCAGATTCTCAAATCGCCTTACAGTTTACTGTTGAAGATGGGCTTCTCTCCGCAGTATGCAATTGGTCTAATAGCTGTAGGTACTACCGCTACTACAGGAGTTGTGGCAAACGAAGCTATGAAGCCTCCGTCTTTTGCTGCTGGTGATCCCGGCATTTATAACGCACCGACGGACTCACCCATATTTAGTGCTAAAGAATTTAATACGTTGCGCCTAGACTTAGGTACAACTCCTATTGGGTTAGTTGAAATTTCAGATATCACTGTAGGTACTGCATACACTAACTCTGCTTTACCATCAGGTGAAACTAAGCCAGTAATAGTAGGTGGTTTACCAACAGTTGCAGACCCCGCCTTTGCGGAAACGTTCCTTGAGGTCGGGCATATGACCGTAGACCGATGGCGGTGCGATACTTTAACTCTAACTAACATCGAAGCACATGAATTGATAGTTAGAGACAACGCTTCGGACGGTCAATCAATCTCCGCTGTTGCAGGTACTCCTAGAGATCGTGGGATTTCCGGTGGTAACAGAGCAGCGGATATGCACACAAGCGGTGGCTACTATGACCAAGTGAAAATCACAGCAGCAACCACAAACGTAAACGGAAAGATCGACAGGTTAATCCTAAGTAACCTCTACACGAAGGGTGGAGCTTGCGTTCTAGATAGAATTAAGGCTGGTACTTTGGAAGTAATACTTAACGAAGTTGGTCTTGGTAACGGCTTTGCAACTAAGGAATTTACAATAGCTACTAGTGTTATCTACAAAAACTTCACCAACGAAGACAACGTAGAAGTTTCTATCGCCACTGCTCCTGCCGTGTCAGGGCCAAGCTAGACAATGCGTGATTACTGGCGGTGGACGGCACTTATCACGTATCTTGTAATTTGTATATATGACTTCATGGTAGTGCCTATCTATTATGGAGTTGCGAGAATGGGGTTGGACTTAGCTGATTACATG